ATTAATGCGAGTAGCAGATGAGCGTGGTATTCAAGGAATCCTTCGCGAGAAGATTGTTAGCGGTGCTAATAGAAAACCCGCTGGTCCTAAGGATGCGCCAACACGTAAGCGTTTAACTGCAGATGAAAGATTAATAATTTTAAAAAGACAAGTACGAGCAAAGCGCAAGCAAAACGATACGATTGAACAACGTATTGCTGCTGCTCGCAAAAAACTTACACCAGCACAAAGAAAAGCAGTTGCAGAAGCCGTTGCACGAGCAAAGAGGAATAGTAAATAATGCTAACTGATAAGCAGATTTTTGCACGTGTTGCGTCCCTTAAAGACCGCAACCGTGACCGCGATAGCCGTCATCAAGATGTAATGATGGTACGTCAAGGTCAGATTTCTAGCGTGTACCCTGATTTCTTTCCAGATGGTGTGCAGGCTAACGTAGTTGCTAACTTTGTTGACATTGTAGCCCGTGACTTATCTGAAGTTATGGCTCCATTACCAGCAGTTAACTGTTCTGTAGTTAGCCAAACTAAAGACCGTGCTCGTAAAGCAGCAGACAACCGCACACGCATTGCTGCTAATTATCTTTATAACTCCGATTTGCAGGTCCAGATGTATACTGGAGCAGATTGGTATGTAACATTTGGGTTTGTCCCGTTCATCATTGAACTGGACACTGAAGCAAAGTTGCCGCGTATTCGCGTAGAAAGTCCCATCGGGGCGTATCCTGAGTTTGACCGCTACGGACGTTGCGTTGCTTTTGCTAAGCGTTATTCTATGCCACTGGCTGAATTGGTTTCTCAATTCCCAGAGCATGCTAACGCATTACTTGGTCGTGATGGTTACGACCAAAACTTAAACAATAGATTTGAAATTGTTCGTTACTACGACCAGTATCAATCTATTATTTATGTTCCAGACCGTCAAGACCTAGTTATCTCCCGTGCCAATAATCCTATTGGTAAGTTAATGGTTGTAGTCGCAAGACGACCAACCGTTGATGGCGAGATGCGTGGACAGTTTGATGATGTACTCGGCATTCAATTGCTTCGCAATAGATTCGCATTACTTGCGATGGAAGCAACAGAGAAGGCCGTTCAATCACCATTGGTTGTCCCTGACGATGTGAACGAGTTTCAATTCGGTGGAGACGGAGTTATCCGTACTAAGAACCCAGCAGGTGTTCGCCGAGTTGAACTACCAGTATCTGGCTCATTGTTTAATGAGCAAGAAGTTCTACAGAATGAACTACGTACTGGAACACGCTATCCTGAATCACGTACTGGAAATGTTGATGCTTCAATCATTACTGGTCAAGGCGTTCAAGCCCTTATGGGTGGATTTGACACACAAGTTAAATCAGCGCAGGCTATCTTTGCATCTGCGTTAAAGACTGTTATCTCAATTTGCTTTGAAGTAGATGAGAAAATCTTTAATGAGCAAAAGGCTATTCGTGGTATTGATGCTGGTAGCCCTTATGCAATTGAGTATCTACCATCAAAGGACATTAAGGGAGATTACTCTGCTGATGTTCGTTATGGAATGTTGGCTGGTCTTAATCCAGCACAAGGACTTATCTTTATGTTGCAGGCTCTTGGTGGTAAATTAATCTCCAAGGATTTGGCACAACGTGAGTTACCATTCGGAGTTAACGTAACTCAAGAGCAGGAAAAGATTGAGGTTGAGGAAATGCGTAATGCGCTTATCTCATCTCTTAATGCATCAGCGCAGGCAATACCACAACTTATTGCTAATGGCGGAGACCCTACTTCAATCGTTAAGAAGATTGCAGAAGTTATCCGTATGCGCCAGAAGGGCACTCAGATTGAGGACGCAATCAATGACGTGTTTGCTCCAGAATTACCACCTGCTGGAGAAGCACCTATGGTTGAGCAACCGTCCCCTGCTCCCGCCGCTGCTCCAGCAGGTGGCGCACCACCTCAAGGATTACAAAGTTTACTCTCCAGCCTAACAATGGGTGGGACGGCAAACGCATCGGCAAGAACAGTAACTCAAAGATAACGAGGTAGGGGACAATGACAACAATCGTAGGCGTACAGAACGCAGATGGTTGCGTCATAGCATTTGATTCTCGCGTAGCAGAGGGTGGCAAGGTTTATACCCATCCTAAAATGGTAAAGGCGGTAGAACGTGGAAGTTACATTATTGGTGGCGCTGGTGACTATCGTGCTTTACAAGTGGTACTACATGGATGGCAACCACCGCTTTTAAGTGCTAAAGCAAAACAAAATCTTTACGAGTTTGTAATTAACAAAGTAGCACCATCACTTAAAAAGACATTATCTGAGGCTGGCATTGAGTTTAATAAGCCATCAGATAATGATGATAAGTTTGAACTACAACTTCTTATTGGAATCAATGGAAGTTTGTTTGAAATTGATAGCGACTTTGCAGTTGCTATGAATGACAATGGACTTTACGCAATTGGTTCTGGTGGAGATTATGCGCTAGGCGCACTACATGCAGGAGCAGAAGTTCTAGAAGCAATGAAGATTGCAGAACTTAACAACAATGGAACTTCGGCTCCATTTCATGTACTGGAACAAAAAGTTAATCGGAACGCAAAATGAGTGAGAAGTTCAGGGAGAAAATAGAGCAAGCATTAAAAGTTCTAATAGAGGAAGACCCTGAAGGGTTTAACTACATCTGCGCTAACTGGCTAATAATTACAGAATGGGCAGACTATGATGGAACTCGTTACTTGCACACGGAAGTATCAGAGGCAATGACACCCTGGAATGCTTACGGGATGATGCGTATGGCTAAGGAATATAATAAAGATTCCTTTGGAACTCCGCCAGTAGATGAAGAAGATGAATTAATGGAAGATGAAGGAGATGAATAATGGCAGCACAAGGTGGTTATCGTGCCCCGTCTAATCCAGCAGCAGTATCAGGTCCTGGCGCTCTTTCTAAGCGCACTGACGGCGGACCAACACAAGGTGCAAGGTACATGTCAGGATTGCCCTACGGACAAGGACAAGAAAATTACGCAAACCAAGTAGCAGCACCTATGGCTGGAAACACTATGGGAGCCAGTGCAACTGGTAATTCAGGATTAGTTCAGATGGAAATGCCAACAGAATTGATGGCTCCTACCTCTCGTCCAAACGAACCTATTACATCTGGCATTAACATTGGTGAAGGTCCAGGAAGTGAAGTAATGAATCTTCCTACAACTACTGAACCTATTTCTGTAACTATGCGTAAGATTGCACAGTTTGACCCAACTGGAGAAGCCGAACTTATTTACTCAACTCTTGCTGAATATGGGTACTAATGGCTCGCATAAATTCAGTCGTAGGAGAAACTAATCCCTCTATTTATGCTGCCGCAAATAATGCTAACTTATCTTTTGAACAACGAGTTGCAGTTGAGCAGTTGGCTTATACTGTTAAAGAAGCAAAAAAACTTCGTGCGCTTAAAGCAGATGATGCTAAGCGTCAGTTTCAAGCACTAACAGAAGAAGCACAAACAAATATTAAGGCTCTTTACCCAAACGCTAAGTTTACTAAAGAAGACCCAAGTTTGCTTCAACGTGGATTAGGTGCAGTTACTTATGGGTTGAAGGGTTTATTTAGTCCTGTTATTACAACGTATCAAGCGGCTGCTGCATATGGCAAAGCGCTTAATACTGGTTATGTTGGAGTTCGTCAGATTCAGCAAGGTTCTAATCCATTTTCTAAACAAACTTGGGATGATGCATACAATGGTCGTGACGCTTGGGATAAAGGTGCAGTTGCTGCAGTTGAAGCCCGCTACGGCAAAGAAAATGTTCTTGTAGCAAAAGGTTTATTATCTGGTAAAACTCCTGGTGAAATTATTGAAGCCTATGGTAAACCAGACCCAAAGATTCTTAGTGCTATTACAAATGCTTTTGATAATGAAAAACAGTTTGCTCAGATTATTTTTGACACTAAGGCTGCTGGTATTTCTCCAGGTCGTGACCTATATCGAAATATTTACACAGCAAATCAGGCTAATAGTGGAAACCTAAACACACGTGTTTTGTCTGGTAAATATCAAACTGGTGTAACTGGAACGATTGATACAATTTATCAAATTGCTATTGACCCACTATCGTGGGTAACTGGCGGAACTAGCAAATTAGCCACTAGAGGTGGTCGTATTGCAGAAAATATTATGAACGAAGCCTCCAAGGGTAACTTTAAAGGTGCAATTGCAACAACATTTGCAGACCCTAAAGTTAAAAACCTATGGGATGAAGGCGTGGGTCCTGCAATTAGAAGGTTTGCTAGTGCTAGAAAAGGTTCAATGGAGCGTTCAAATGCCTATCGCGATTTAGTTCAGAACTATCCTGGCTTTAGTAACTTTGAAGTTGTAACAACATTAGCGGGTAAAAAGGTTTTTGATTCAGAAAGTGCTGAAAGTTTTTTTGGCGAGATTCAAAATGTTGGAATCTTGCTTAATGGTCGCGTTGATGGCATTACATTTATGCGCAATGGTGTTCCAAACGCACAATCAGAGCGTCATATTAGCATGGGTATTGCTAAGATTGTAGATGCAATTATGAATCCAAATGCTGCTAATGGAAAAACGGCAGTTGACCTTGCTAGTGCACAAAATAAAGGTTTAGATGCTGCAAGTATTCTTAGAACCGCTGGTGCTGATATTGACAAAGGCGTTAATATTGCTGGAATCCAACGCTTTAATGAAATTGATAAAGACATTAAACGAGCACGCCGTATTGGTGAGATTGTTGGCAAGTTAGCAAGCCGTAATCCTGCGGGAACACAGATTCTTCTTGGAGAAGATGCTGTTAAAACTGCAGAAAACTTTCGTCTTGTAGCAAGACAAGTTTTTAGTCGTGATATTGCAGACTTTGTAACATTCCATTTCTTGGACTCACAGGCTGATGAACAAGTTATTATTATTCGTAACCTATATGCGGCGGTTATGCACCGTTATGGTCTACATGGCACAGCCGAAGGCCGTAAGATTATGGAAGAAATCCTTAATAGGACTTTTAATAATCGTTCTGGTATGACTACTACTTCTAGAACAGAAATACCTACAGATTTTATTGATAGTGTTAGTCCACACGTTATGCGTATTGAAAATGAATCTCCTATTCTTAATGCCCGTGGTATTGTTCAACCTAGTCAGGTAGCGCAAGGTATTGGCGCCTTGCCATATGAGCAGATTCTTCAGGTTGCTGCATCTACGCGCCGCAAAAACTCTATTCCAGCCATATTTGATGGTGCTACACGCAACAAGTATGTCTCTGAGTTTGTAAACCTTTGGACAATCCTTACATTGTTTCCACGTTTAGGTATTCGTTCTGCTATTGATGAAGCATTTATGTATAGTTTAAATGCTCCATTACTTGATTTAATTTCTTTACGAAAAATTAGAGATGTTCAAGAGTTTAAAAATGTAGCCACAGCACTTACTGGTTCTAAAGCATCAGTTGGTCCTATTCGCCGTAGTATTAATATAGCATTCCGTAAGGGTGGTCCAGAAGAAAAACTTAGTATTGCTGAACGTTCTCAAATTGCTTCTGACCTTGCTGTTAGAAATGATATTCCAATTGAAGAAGTAACACACATGATGATTCGTGAAGAAACTGTCAGCCGTGTTTTTTCAGCCTTTGGTGTAGATGAATCAGTTACGCGATTTAAGTGGCTTAAGGATGCATTTATTAATCATCCAGATGTAATCAACTCAATGGCTGCATCAGTTTCTGCTCGAACATCCCTTGGCGGTAAGTTTGATAAAGATATTATTGACGCTATTTTTACGCCATCTACTCTTTCTTCTGCACTAGAAGAAGTTGGTCTTAAGACTGGTCGTAAGTTTCGTGCATTATCAACAGAAGAACTACGCCGTACTAATGACAAGTATTTAACTCTTGCTCATTTTGATGCATGGTATCGTCAGTTTGCTGCTAATAAGTATTCACTTAAGAGTGGACAAACAGTAGACCCAGCAGCAGTGTTTTTTGACAACAATGGTTTAAGAACTGCTAAAGACTTTGCTACTGCTAGAACTAATATGCTTAAGGCTCTTGGAGTCAACTACGACTTTACTACTCGCCAGTTTACAGTAGACCCAAAGCGTACAGCAATTGTTAGAGAGTTTCTATCCTTGTTTGGTGATTCAGTTCACTACACACAGCGTGGTATTCCAGATGCAGAAATTGCACGTATTCACGTAGAGACCATGTTGCTAGATATGCGCAACACTTTCCATGGTGGTCCTAAGTCTTTTAATGAAGACCTATTTAATCTAATGGCTGCTAAGCATAATGACCTTGTTGCGTATGAAATACGTGAAGGCAAGACAGTTGCTGGTAAATGGTCAAAGGTTGCTAGTAGAACATCATTTGAAGAATTTGAAAAGGCTACTGTTGGTAAACAACCAACTGGTGAAATCAATACCTCAATTGAATTTGAAGAGTTTATGGAAAAGGCTGATTTAGAATCTGCATGGGGCAAGTTTGGTAATGCAATTATGGAATCAATGGACCGTCAGGTAAATGGTTTATTTCGTCAACCTGCTGTTCTTACAACCTATAGCCGTCTTCGCGATGGATATGAAGGATTACAAAAAGAATTTGCAAGTAGATTGCTTCAAGAAGAAATTACCAATAATCCACGTCTTTTATCAGATGATGAAGCCTACAAAAATGCTGTTGAAAGAATAGATGACATTGCAGCAAAGCGATTTACAGAACTTGCTATGGATGATGCTTCTAATATTATCCTTAAGTATGTAGATAACCCTGCAATTCGTTCTAACTTTGCATTATCTACACGTACAGTAGCACGCTTCTATCGTGCAACCGAAGACTTCTGGAGACGCTACTACCGCTTAATGCGTGAAAAGCCACTACAAGTTATCTATCGTATGCGCTTAGCGCATCAAGGTTTATCTGCTCGTGGTGAAGTTTATGAAGATGACCAGGGCGAGCCATACGTAGTACTACCAACAGATACAATTATTAATACAGCGGTTGAACCAGTGGTACGGCAATTTACTGGTGGGGCATTTAAGATTCCACAGTTTAACGATGTTACTCTTAAACTGCGTTTGATTAACCCATCTTTTGCCCCCGATGCGGGTCAACCATCACTATCTGGTCCAATTGCAGCCATATCATTTCTTGGTATCAAGGGCATGCTGGGTTACATTCCAGGTAAGTTAGGTGACAGGGCTACCAATTTTGCCAATGATTATGACTCATGGGCACTTGGTAACCTTGGTGATAATATGAATTTGCGTAAAGCGCTTATGCCATTGTTTTTGCAGAACCTAGAAACTATTGGTCGTGGTGCTACAGCCCGTGCAATTGATATTGATGAAATGAATCGTCAAGAAACAACTGCTGCATTTCAGGCTATTGCTTATATAAAAGCATTTGGTGATGAAAGTATTCAATTACCTGCTAATGCAACTGATGCACAAAAGACTGAATACTTAAAGACTGTTAAAATTGCAGCACACAACGTGCTTGCAGCCCGTGCTTTCTTTGGAATGATTAGCCCTATTTCACCTACCTTGCGTGAAAGCAAAGGTGTTCCAGACTATATTAAAAGTACTGGTGTAACCAATATGCGTGCTCAGTTCTATGACATTCTTGCTGGTATATCAAAGACCGAAGGTGACTTTCTAACAGACCCATATGAGTTGGCAGTTGCTACATTTGTAGGTGAGAATCCACGCAAAATTATTTATACTGTTTCTCGCAATGAAAAGGCTACAAAGATAGCCATTCAAAAGACTGACACTATGTATAAGTGGGCACGTAACAACCAGTCATTCCTTAAAACTTATGGTGAAGCAGCGTATATTTTTGGTCCACAAACTGGAGATTACACAGCAGATTCATATACTTGGCTAGAGGCACAAGGGTTAATTAAACTACCTGCTCTTGAAAAGTATCTTGATAATGTATCTATTGCTCAGGCTAAGCAGGCATACTTTGATATTGAACGTGACCAACGTGACTTGCTTGCTAATACAACAGCCCCTGAAACACGTAAGGGAATTATCGAGCAGGCTACATTCCGCCGCAATGCGCTTAAGGCTGGTTACCCGTTACTACGGACTGCCCTTGAAACTGGTGGCTTTGAAATATCAACAGAAAGAAACATTCTTTCTTCTATTGACCAAGCCATTACAGATAAGTCAACACCAATATCGCCTCAAATTCGTAAGAATATGGGAACTGTTACGTCACTTATACGTGAGTTTATTTCATTTTCAGAAGACCCAGAAAGCAGACGCATCTGGAACTTTACAGAAATGAAGCGTGATAAGAAAGCGCAAATCGAACAAGTCCTAAATGATTTAATTAAACTAGACCCAGCAATCAGAGAGGCTAACAGAGCAGTGTTTGCACCCATCCTAGGTTTCTACTCTCGTGACACATATACAAGGGAGGTCCGATAATGGCATCACCAGAAGTATCTGCTGCCAATCAGGGTACTGTAGGTAGAGGAACAACAGTTAATCAAACTGTCAAAGACATGACTGAAGACTTTGGCTCGAATGGTCTGTATGAAATTGCCAAGGATGGCAATGAGTGGATTTTAAGTGGTAAGTCAATTTCTACTATGCCTGGACGCGTTTATCTTTATATCAACCCAAAGGGTGATTATGAAATTCTTAGGGCGGAACAAGTTCGCTCAAGATATATGGCCGAGGCAAAGGCTGGCAAGGGTGTTGAATACCTACGCAAGCGTCTTTATGATGCTGGTTACATGCAGAAGGCTGAGTATGAAACTAAAGATGTAGTAGCACTAGCCCGTTCTATTACTGATGCTGCAAGCAAGGTTTCAGTAGAAGCAGTAATGAACTTTCAGGATAGTGGAATTACTATTACTCAAGGTTTTGACCAACTGCTCAACAAGTATGTTGCTGCTGGTGGAAAAGAAGGTCGTGATGGTTCTGGTCTTAATATAAGTAGCAAGACACAGACAGACCAAGAGATTGATGATTACTTTTTTTTAATGCTTGGTCGTAGGGCTACGGTTGCAGAAAAGAAATCATACTATGACCAAGTAAACAAAGAAGAAAAGTCTGCACTAGTTAAGCAGAGTACTACTGCTGATGGTAAGACTACTACTGTTGGTGAGTATCTTGATGCTAATGATTACTCTCGTATTAAGGCTATGGTTATTAAGCCTGCTATTAAGGGAACAGACCTAGAAGGTTTAACAAAGAATAACGGTCAGGTAGCCCAAGATGTTCAAGATGTTAAAGAGTATGCATCTTCCTTTGGTATTAAGTTAAATACAAAGCAAGCCCTTGATACAGTAATGGGAGTCTTTACTCCTAGCGGTAAGGCTGATTTAGATTCTGCTAAGAACACTATTAAAAGTATGGCTAAGGGCTTTTATGGAAACATATCTGGGTTAATTGATGAAGGCGTTAAGCCTTCTGATATTGCTAATCAGTATGCATTTTATAAAGGTCGGCTTCTTGGTTTACCAGATAATGCAATTAGTATTTTTGATGAAGACATTCAAGCAGCCTTATCTAATAGAGATGAATCGGGAGCGCAAAAGCCTGGAGTTATGGGAATTAAAGATTACGAAAGACTATTGCGCACTAATCCTAAGACTAAACCAATATGGCTCAAGTCAGAAGGTGCACGTGAAGAAGCCGCAAGTTATGCAAATAACATTCTACGCATGTTTGGATTGAGGTCGTAATGGCTAGAGCAAAACAAAAATATACCCCTATTGATACATCTATGTATGCTGACCGCAACTTTGGTGTTGCGCAACAAGGAATAATTGACGCTGCTAAAGCAAAACCCAATACTTTAAATTGGGGAAATATAGCAGAACCTAGTATTGATTATGTTTCAAATACAAGCAGTGATGAATCTGATGTAAATCCAGTTCCTGTCGATGACAAAAACATTACTTTAGTATCTACAGAAAAAGATGAATATGGAAATGTTATTGGTGTTTACTCTGATGGAACTACAAAAATTCTTATTCCATCTGGAAGAAAATACAAAACAACAGTAGACGAAGATGCTTATGCAATTCTTAAATCAACCCTTGCTGAGGCTGGCTTAGATGACGAAGATATTCTTAAAGAAATTCAAGGCTTTATGGAACGCGGTCTTGGTCCTGAACAGGCTGGTTTAGAAATACGAAAGACCAGAGCATATACAACCAGGTTTGCGGGCAATGAAGCCCGCCGTCTTGCTGGTTTAAATGTATTATCAGAAGCCGCTTATTTAGAACTAGAAAACTCTTATAAAGAAACTTTACGTGCTTATGGGCAACAAGGGTTCTTTGGTTCGGATGCAAAAATTGCTCGGGCTAAAATGGCAGAAATTATTGGTAATGATATTTCTGCTACAGAGTTTAAAGACAGAATTGATACTGTAGTAACTAGAGTTAACAACTCTGACCCTGCTATTAAAAATACTCTTAAAAGTTTTTATGGTATTGGTGATGAAGATTTGGTTGGATACTTTCTTAACCCTAAAGAAAACCTACCTAGACTACAAGAGAAAGTTGCTGCTGCTGAGATTGGTTCAGCAGCCCTGGCACAAAGTGGTCTTACCACAAATGTAGCATCGGCTGAAGCCCTTGCTAAGTTGGGTGTTACAAGACAGCAGGCTAGAGAAGGGTATCAAGATATTGCAGAGGTACTTCCTACCGCTACAAAACTTGGACAGATTTATGATGAAGAAGGTATTAACTATACGCAAGGAACTGCAGAAGAAGAAGTCTTTGGACAACTTGCATCTGCTAAGCGTAAACGTTTAAGACTTGCCGAAAAAGAAATTGCCTCCTTTAGTGGTTCAGCGGGAACAGCCCGTGGCTCACTAGGAACAGCAACTAGCGGCTTATTCTAATTTCCCTAGACGGACACACCAGCCCCGTCAGGCGTAAAAGTCTGGTAGCAGAAGCCAATAAAATATCCCCTTATTTAATTGTGGTCTGCGACAACTACTAATGAAGGGTGATGTTGCATGAGCAACGAACAATACTGGGAAGATGACAATCTAGAGAACGATAATTTAAATCGTTCTCCAAACTCGTATGGCGATGATGGTATCGCTAACTTACGCAAAGCCAAACGAGCAGATGAAAAGCGAATCAAGGAACTTGAAGAACAACTAGCGAAGTTCTCTCGTGAGACCAACGAACGCACAGTCAAAGAAATCCTAGAATCAAAAGGAGTAAACACGAAGGCTGCCCGTCTTGTCCTTAAGGACTTAGATACCATTAATTCAGAGTCAGTTAATAACTGGCTTATGGAAAATGGCGATTTGATTGGGTACACGCCTAACGAGGAAAAGCCAGTTGATACAGAGAACCTGCGTGCTTTACAGCAGCAAGATTCTCTTACCCAATCGGCTGATACTCCCGCTTATTCAGAAGACATTGAGCGATTAATTGCAAATGCCTCATCTGAGGAAGAAATTATATCCATTCTCAGCGGTCAATAAAAACCGCACACTAACCAGAAAGGAGGCATCGGCACATGCCTGATGTCTTTTCAACTTCAACCTCTGGGTTAGGTTCCAATCTAGTAACTATGGCGTATGACAAGTTGATTGAACTCAACTTGCGTTCAACACCACAGTTCCGCGCAATCGCGGACAAGAAGATTGGAAGCAAAACCCACGATGGTTCTTCAATCCGTTTCCAGTTCCACAATGATATTGCTGACACCTCAATTGCAGGTGCAACACTTGATGAGACTGTTGACCCAGATGCAGTAGCGCTACCAGCAACTACAACACTAGATGTCGCACAGACAGAACTAGGTCGCGTAGTACTTCCAACACGCAAGTTGTCACTTATGTCACTTGCTGACGTTGACCCATGGATTGCTAACGCAGTTGCGTTCAACATGGCAACAACACTAGACAATGGTGTTGCTGCTGTTCTTGATGCAGGTACAAATGTTATTCGTGAGGCTGGCGGAGCACTATCAACAACTGCTGCTAAGACTTCAATCGTAGCATCAGACACATTCAAGGGCCGCGATGTTCGTTTCGCTGTAACAAAGTTACGCGCTGCAAACGTTGTCCCACGTGGCGGAATGTATGTTTCATATATCCACCCAGAAGTTTCACACGACCTACGCACAGAGACAGGTAACAACATCTGGCGTACACCACATGAGTACCAGAATGCTGGTCCACTATTTGCTGGTGAACTAGGCGCATGGGAAGGTGTCCGTTTCATTGAGACACCACGCATGACTAACTCAATCTCAGGTGGAGACCTAACAGCATTGGCTACTGCTCCAGCAGTAAGCGGTGCTTCAGGTGCATTCACAATCGTAGTAGCAAACGGCGCATTCGGTGGTCTCGCTGAGGTTGGAGATAAAATCTCTGGCACCAACGTTGGTACAAATGCAAAGATTACTGCTATCTCAGTTGGTACAACAAACACAACACTTACAGTGTCTGTTGCTAACTCAGGAACTGTTGGAACAAACACTCTAACAGTAACTCCACTTGCACGTGTTTACAACACTTACGTACTAGGACAGCAAGCACTTGCTGAAGCAGTATGGAAGGAACCAGGCATTGAGTTTGGTAACGTTGTTGACAAGTTGAACCGTTTCCGCCCAGTCGGCTGG